GTCTTGTGTCCATACTGCATTACATACTGCTTGAACTTCTTCATGTTCATTAGTGATGTCTGCATCTGGCATTAAAGAATGTCTATGATACTTTCTTGATAATTCTTCGTTGTCTTCCATAACCACAGTATCTGTTCTTACTTGAACTGATTTGTGTTTTCCGACCACTTCGATTTTACCAATCTGTGTCTCTTTAGTTATTGCCATAGTTTGTCTCCTTTGTTGTTAAGATATTTCATAACTTCCTGCTATTTTTAAAATATTGTAATTAGTACTGTTAACCATATCAGCACCAGTAACATAAGAATTAGAAACTGCTGTTGTAATTGATTTATCCAATGTAATTTCAGTTGTATTGTTCATAATATATGCTCTTAAATTAGGCATATCAGTACCAAATCTATAACCAGCAATAGAAAGTGCTGTTTGATGATTAAGTGTACTATCTGATGTAAATGGTAATCCTGTTACTGTTACATTTCCACTAAGAGACTCAGCACTAGTCATAAGTCTTATTTGTATGTGAACAATTTTTCCAACTTTTACATAATTACCAGTTGTAGCTACCATAGTAACTGAACCACCACCTGATGCTGAATAAGTAGGTGTAAAAGTTCCTTCTTCGTAATCGTCTAAATAATTTGCTGTGCCTGTGCCACCAACATATAGACCACCACCTAAGTATAGGTCTCTAAATCTTGCAGTTGAAAAACCTAAATCAACAGCATTATCTCTATTAGCTTGTATACTTAAATCAAAAGGAAATATAGAATCTATTCCAGAATTAAATTTTAGTCCAGTATCTTCATTACCTATAGTTATACGAGTATTATGAGCACCAATACTACCAACTGCTGTTCCATCTTTTCTAAATTGAACAATATCTCCATCAGATGTGTTTCTGTTAAAATAACCTGCTCTATCTCCATTTCTTGATACAGCAAGAGAACCACCATTATTATTTCTTAATGATATACCTGTGTCTGTATTTCCAACACCAGGAGTAGTGTTTGTAGTTCCCACCAATAAATTTCCAGATGAGTCGATAGTTACTGCTGTGCTAGTTGCGTTGTCATCAATACCAGTTGATGCAAAAGATGTTAGAGTTCCTGTCTGTGTAATTCCTGTGTATGCACCAGATACTCTTGCTGTTGGTACTGTACCACTATCTAGGTTGTCTGCGTTTAGACTTGCAACTGAGAAAGTTCCATAAGCAACAATATCAACTATATCTCCTGTAGTTGCACCTGTTGCTAATACTACTGATGTACCAGAAGTTACTGTAACGTCTGTTCCATTTAATAATTTGACACCATTTAGATATACATCAATGTAACCTGCATCATAAGCAAGTGTGTTACCATTGTTGTCTGCACCTGTAAAAGTTGTCTGACCAGATGTTGCTGTGTAATTATATCGTTGTGAAGTTCCATTAACTGACGAACCTGCGTTCTGCCAACCAGAAGCACCATACACATTTAAAATATTTGTTGATGTATCAAAGTATAAATCTCCTGCATTTAAAGATGTGGTAGGAGCTGTAGCTGAAATTCTATATACTTCAGCAAAATTTTGAACAGAAGCTAAATTAGTAGCTACTGTTCCAATAGTATTTGATCCAGATAAATCTGCACCAACTGCATTAACATTTACAATATTTGTAGCTACAGTACCTATTGTATTAGAACCAGTTAAATTAGAAGCAACAGTACCAATAGTATTGGTACCAGTTAAATTAGAAGCTATCGTACTTATATTAGCATTTGCTGCAGCAACTGTTGAAATATTGTTTGTTGGGCTAATCTGACCTGCAACTAAATTTACATTTGTAGAATTAGTATCAACATTTGTGATATTGGTTCTAATATTATAAACACCTTGAATTTCTGTATCTATTCCTGCAAGTGTAGAAATATTATTTGTTGGTGTAATTTGTCCTGCAACTGTTGTGATGTTTGCAATATTTGTGCTATCTCCTACAGTTTGGACATAAGTAATATTGTTTCCTACTGTATCAATTTCAGATACTGCTTCGTTTAAATCATTAGCAACTGTTTCAACTTCTGAAATAGCTTCATTCAAATCATTGGCTACTGTTATTACATCATTAATATTGGTTGCGACAGTTTGTACCGAACTTATGTTTGAAGACACAATTCCAATATCGGTAGCATCTGCAGCTACTGCAGTTACATCGGCACTAATACCAGAAACTACCGCTATATCAGCAGCTACTGCTGCCAAAGCATCAATGTTTGTAGTTGTGGATCCTAATTCTAATGCAGATCCTGCAGCATTAAATTTAATAATTCTATTTGCATTGTTAGCTTCTGTATTATCGTAAGGAAACTCTATTGGTCTTGTTGCATCTGTTTCAATAGGAAGTGTAATAGCTCTTGAGATCTTTTCATCTAATTGTTGTAATAAAGCTAAACCACTATTAAATTCTGTTTCTAAAGCATCTGCAGTTAATGGGCCTCCAGAAGTAAATACAGTTGTTCTTGCAAGATCTTTGTTTCCAATAATTGTAACCAGTGTGCCAGAGGCAGGTGCATTACCTGCGGTAAATGTAATAGATCCTGTTCCATTAGCATTTGTTGAAACTGTATAATGAGTAGTTAAAGTTTTTAAAGTATCGTTGACATAAACAGCAATATCTGCATCTGCATAGATAACAAATGTAAAATTGTATGGGCCTAAAGATCCAGAAGAAGTATATTGATTTCGTCTTTCTCCTGTTAATACTGGATTTACTGCCATATTATTCTGCTCCTATAACATCTCTTAGTGGTTTAATATTTCTATCATTAATATTTTTAGTCAACTCTAAAGCCTTATACTTTAAATCTGGATACTTTAAAAGTAACAATTTATCTGGGCCATCTAAACCAATTCTTAAATTTTCACTTTCTTCAAAACTGTTTTTAAATTGTTCTGGTTTTCCATGTCTATGAAAATTAATAATATTATTAATCATTTTTTCCCTGGAAGTTGTAGCCATATCATCATCTGATCCATAAACATAATAAGCATCTGAAGTCATAAGTGTTTTTAAATTATCTTTTAAACTCACTCCAGGCATCATAACATTTTCATAATATTCTGGAGATACATAATTTGTAGCTTCTTCTAAAACATCTTTAGGTAATACAGAAAAATCTCCATTAATTAATTTTTTATAATCATTGTATTGATCTCTACTCAATGGAATTCTTTGTCCTCTAATAGATAAATAAGATGGATGATTACTTGGCCCAAAACTTAATCTTTCAAATTCTCCTGCAATTCCAACTTTATCTAATACTGTACCAAAAATAGATTTACCATCCTCTGTTCTGAAATTTGCAATTTCATCAAACTTTTGATTTCTATACAATAAAGGTACTGTTTTCTTTAAATCATCTTCAGTAAATAAACCTGTATCAATTAGATCTTGTTGTTGCCAAGGCATATCTCTATATTTAATTGGAGAATAAAGAACACCATTAGGCCCCACTCTTGGATCTTCTGTTCCTTCTCGGCCCCACCAATCAATAGCTATTGGCAAGTCTTTTCTATCCATCCTTTTTTTAACTTCATTACCTAGTTCAGTGTTAAAAGTATTTAAGACATCATCCGCAAGCCCTGTAGCTTTTTCAACCATAGCATAAGTACCATCTCCATTATCTACAAAAGTTTTTATTTTACCATCATTGGCATCTTCTACAGTAAATATATCTGGCAGATTTCCTGTTCTAGCAATAATGTTTCCATTTTCATCAATATCTCCTAGCTTCTCAATATTCATTCTCATTCTTGATGAGCCAGGTACAAAGTTGGAAACGTTCCTTGCACCCCATTTAATTAATTTTTTAGTGAATTGTTTTGGATCTCCTGCTCCATAATCGCTTGAAAATATTTCTATGGTATCAGCAATATTTACTGCAAAGGATGATGATAATGTTTTTTCTCCTACAGATAATGTAGCTTTTAAAACAGCCTCTGCTAATTCTTGTTCAGATTTAACTTCTCCAACTGCAGCAATATTATAACCTAAAGCTAACCATTGTCCTACAGGATCTAATCTATTAATTTGATATGATGTATCTTTACCATCATGAAGTACACCTTTATATTCTCCATCTGGATCTAATCTTGACCAAGGTATTAAGATTGAATATTCATCTGGCCCAGTTTTCATAAATCTTAAAGTATCATTATCTCTTTGATTTCCATAAATAGGATCTCCTCCTTTTTGATAACCATTAGCTGCCATAAGTGTACTCATAAAAACCATAGTATGAGATGCAATTAAATGACCTTGAGCCATATCTCTTTGTATTGGATCTGTAGAATGTAGCATTTCATAAAGCCTGCTACCTTTCATTTTTGTTGCCATGGCAATATTTATGCCTGGAGTAAGCTCAACACCTACTTTCGTTAAATTATAAAGTGT